GACCGGTTTGGTGCGTGACGGTCCCGACCGGGGCGTTTGTAGCGCGCCGGCGGGGTTATGGTTTCGTCACGGGCAACTGTGTGTCGGTCTGGCGTGTCTTCGCGGACAAGATGGTTCAGGTTGCCGAGTGGGCTGATGGCATCCCCGAGACTCGCCATTGCGCCTGGATTTTGGCTTACCTCGCCGGGCAATACAAAAACTGTCGGATCAACATCGATCTGACGGGCGGCATCGGAACTGCGGTGATGCAAAGCTTCGATGATCTGCGCACGCGCATGCGTTCGGAACTTTACCAGACCGAAATCCGCCAGGCGGCCGAGCGGGAAATCCAGCGCAAGAGGGAGGACGATCCCTCGCGGCCCAAGCGTTCCGAGAATGCCCCGCCCAGCAACTTCGATTTTGATGACTTCCTCGGCGCGGCAAGCTGGTATCTGTACAGGCGGATAGACAGCCCCGGCCCCGGCTATCAGTACAACACGGTGGTCAGCCAGCGGATCAAGTACCACACGATGAACATCCTGCGGGATGCCTTTGTCACCGGCCTGCTGGAGATCAGATCCATCCCGCTGCTGGAGGAAATGGCTGATGTCGTTGACGATCACAGCAAGATCGACATCGGCGCGTCAGCGCCGGGCAGGCTGCGCGATGACCGCACGTTCGCCCTGGCGCTGGCCAACTCGACATGGGTCGAGAACGTCCGCGGCGGCCTGATAGCCCAGGGCATCACGTACCAGTCCGCGCGGGCGAAGGAAAGCGGCGAGTTGTCGCCGATCGCCGATGCGCTCAACCGGCGGATCTACAACATCATGGTCGCCGCGGATCAGGAAATGGACGCCCCGCCGCCCCGCACCTTCATGGAAAAGAGGGGCCTGCTCTGAAGCCGTCAGGCATGTCGGCGGTCAGTAGCCGCCCCACCGCAGCCCGGCCAGCGGCAGGATTTCCTGTAGCACCACCAGCAACAGGATGATCAGGAACACGACCAGGGCTACCTGGCGGAAAACCGCCGGCACGCCGGGGATCGCGTTGGTAATGGTGACAACGATCCAGTAGACCAGTCCGAGGACGAGAAAAACGATCAGCAGGTGGATGAGAAGGGGGATCATCGGCAATGTCATGCTCCGGTCTGGTGAAACTCTTTATGGGCGTTGCCGCGGTTGTGCGCTTGCAATATAACATTGTGCGAGTTGCTTCCCGTCAAATCCGGCCGAAGGATCGCCCGCGATGTCATTTGTGGCGTCACAGCTTCATGTTGTGGCTGTCGTCTCCAACCCGCTGCGATTTGCCTCCCGCATCCGTTTGACCAAGGCGTTCTGCGAGCAGCAGCTTGCGGCCGGTGTCAGTCTCACCCTGGTTGAGTGCGCCCTTGGCGATCGGGCATTTGACTTTGAGCACATTGACCCGCGCATCAATTTTGTCGGGGTGAGGCACACCACGATCTGCTTCCACAAGGAGAGCCTGATTAACATCGGCCTGTCCCGGCTGCCGCGGCACGCGGCATATATCGCCTGGATCGATGCTGATGTCATGTTCCGGTGTCCGACGTGGCCGCTGGACATTATTCACGCTCTCCAGCAGTACAGCGTGATTCAGCCGTGGGAAACAGCGCTCGACCTTGGGCCGCGTGGTGAAATTCTGGATGTTCACACCAGCTTCGCGGCCCTGTTCGTTCAGGGCCGTCCGATCTTCCCCACCTGGCGCAAGGGCTACACCTTTGGCCACCCCGGCTACTGCTGGGCCGTCAGAAGGGAAATTGTCGAGCGGGTCGGCGGGCTGTATGATGCCGCCATCCTCGGTTCAGCGGATCACAATATGAGCCTTGGTCTTCTGGGCCGGGTGACAGAGACATTCCCGGCGGATATCAGCCCCGAATTCACCGCCTCGCAGCTTTCGTGGCAGGCCAGGGGGCGGCATTTCATCGGGGAGCGCATTGGGTATCTGCCCGCCTCGGTCATAGAGCACACTTTCCATGGGGCCAAGGCGAAGCGGGGCTACGTGTCGCGGTGGGATATATTGCGAAAGTGGAAATACAATCCGGTCACCGATATCCGGCGCAACCTTGACGGCGTTGTTGAGCTTTGCGGCAACAAGCCGGGGTTTCAGAAGGATGTCGAGGCGTATTTCGCCTCTCGCGATGAGGATTCAAACCAGGCGCGATGATCCGCATGAACTATCTGTCGACGACAGCGCTTTCGCTGCTGTTGCACCGCTGTCCGGACCTGCTGGTTCGCGAGCGGGCGGGGGAATTTCAGGGGTGGCTGGGTTATGATCAAGAGAATGCCGGTCAATCACGTGCGCCCGGCCTGGGCCAGTCCGGTGGGGGATCGTTACGTATCGCATCCGGACCTGAGCTTCGCGCTGATTCAGTTGATGGATGACCCCGAGGGGATTTACGTTGTGCAGGATCAGACCCTGCCGGTAGGCATCGTCAGCGCGCGGGACATGGTAGCCCGCTGGAGGGAAGCCAATGCCACCGAGGAAACATGATCATGCTACGATCGAGGGCGAGATGGCCGCTCCCATGGTGGAAACGCCAGTGGCAAAGGCTCCGCCTGCGCCTGATGTGTCGTGGCTGGATATAGCGACGGCGCCGCGCGACGGCACGCTGGTTGAGCTGCACTACACCACGCACATTCCGGACAAGCCGATTTACGCACGCTACCGGGTCACCCGCCGGCGCATTGACCGGGGCTGGAAGCCGGTTGGGTTCTGGTCCGATCCGGTGTCGCGCGAGGAAATCGGCGGCGAGCCAACCGGCTGGCGCCTGCCGGAAGGGTATCTGTATCCCGGCATGGTGCTTTGACCGATCGCCCTCGCTACCAGCACTGGTTCAGGTGCAGGGCGTGCGCCACGCGGTTCCATGTGGTGCGTGTCACGGATGACCCGGCCAAGGTGAAGACGCCGCGCTGCCCGAAGAAGTCGTGCGGCGGCAAGGCCAAGCCGTCGTTTGTGCCGGACATTCCGATGGACGTGGCCGGCGGCAAGGCGCCGGCTGTCACGGGTGCCAATGTGCAAGTCTCTGCCTATGATCGGTCCATGGAAATCGCGATGGCCGATCATCAGATGACGGACATCCAGGATCATTCGCGTCCCGGTGCGATCTATCGCGGCGGTGAGAGCACCGCGCCCAAGCTGCCGGCCCATCTCCAAGCCCAGGCCGATGGCTTCTGGGGCGGCGCACAGAAGCCGAAGACGCGATCCGCCAAGGTGGATTTGTCACCGATTTACGGGCAGCGCGCGACGGACGCCGGAGCGCCCGCCGCGCAGTTCAAAGCCGACGCCGGCTCACTGATCGAGCCGATTTTGAGGCACCGGCCGGCGGGTTCGTCGCCGATCCCCGCGCACACAGTAATCGCGGAGTAGTACCCGTTACTGCCCGAAATCTCGTGGTGTGGTATGATTTCACACCATGAGAATCCCATCGAACCCGAATGAGCGGGCCGAATTCGTCTCCGAGATCATCCGCGCGTGCTCGCAGTCCGGTGCCGAATCATCGCGTCATTGCCGATGATCCAGCACCGTTTTCCAGAAAGGGTTAGCCTGCCCCGCCATGCCTTGCCTGGCCATGCCTGCCCCGCCTTGCCTGCCATGCCTGCCTTGCCTGCCATGCCTAGCCATGCCTAGCCATGCCTGGCCCCGCCGCGCCTTGCCTGCCATGCCTAGCCCCGCCTTGCCTTGCCTTGCCTTGCCCCGCCTCGCCCCGATCAGGCCAATTCAAGCCGCTTCGACCGAAGCTTTTTCGACGCGGTTTGCAGGGCCTCGGTTGCTTCGGCCAGTTCGGTGTATCTGGCTAGGTTAACTCGGAGGGCTTCTATAGAATTTAAATACTGATCGATGATGGATCGCCTCAACTCCGGGACGTTGGCCGAGTATTTTGCTGATGTGTAGCGATGCCCGGCATCTATTTGCACAGATACAAACGCCCTGAAGCATTCGTCTGACGGCTTCCCTGGCTCAATTATAATGATATGGTTGATGAGCTTTCTGGCTTGTTCTTTGCGGTATTCCTCGGCGGCAACGTCATCGTTCCATTCAAATGCCGGATGCAGCGGCGCGTCCAGAAGACGCGCCGCGTCCACGATGGTTTCTGGTTGAAAGAACTCTCCACACTCTTTGCGGATACGCTCAATCTCTTCTCCCGCCACCTGCGCGGGGATCGATTTATAAAATCCTTCCTTAAAGGAATAGGTCGGTTTGCGTGCCATCAAACGTCTCCTGTGCTTTTTACGTGGAAAAGCCCATACATGCCGTCTCTCTGGGGACGCCATTCGCCAACTCCGATTGCAAATCCCGCAATGGTAAACAAGTGGGTGATTTGTTCGGCAGAAAGTACGCCAGCGTTGTGCCGTATGCGCAATGTCGTCCTCCATGGGTTGAATTCGCCACGAAATCTGATGTCGGCGGTTCCCATGCCGATCCGAACCATGTCTTCGCGCGGGCGAGGTTCGCCTTCTAGTTTGACCAGCTCTCCGACAATGTGAAAGGCGCCGCGTGCCTCGACTTTGGTGATTCCGTCAACATGAGAGCACGCATCAACCGCTGCCGCTTTGAAAGCGATTGTGGGGAATCCCCAACCACCGCCGGGGTAGGGGTAAAGACTGTCCAGGAAATCCGTTTCCGGGGATTTTGCATCCTTTGCTGCCTTTGCCCGCTTCATCTGCTTGTCAAGCATTTCCTTTTTGGCCTTCTCTGACCAGCTATGACAGATGAGTGGGGCATCGCCGATAAGGGTGATCTGCATATCACGAAGATCGAATAGCGGCATTACGAGAGGCGGTTTATTAACCGCCGCAGCCTTGGCCATGGGTCAGACCCTTGGTTGAGGTTAGGTCATACGGAAGCGCCAACTTCCGTATGACCGTATATTATGAATACCGGAGAGTTTGTAAAGTGATTTACCCGTGCGGCGGCTGCATTTTGGCGTGGTATGATTTCACACCATGAGAATCCCATCGAACCCGAATGAGCGGGCCGAATTCGTCTCCGAGATCATCCGCGCGTGCTCGCAGTCGCGTTCGGAGCGCATTCAGCGGGGCTTGGCGTTCAGAAATCTGTTCCTGACCGGCGACGAGAACGGCGTTCCGCAGACATTTCTGCGAACACAGGACTTCATCCGCGATGTCCTGGCCATTCTCTACAGCCCGATAGGTCTGCGCTTCAAATGTGAGTATTTCGGGCAGGTCAGCCCAGCCGAGCGCGCCAAGGGCTCGGCTGCGGCGGCCGGGCTGCTCCAACACGTCATCAACAACAACATCGACGACAATATCAGCGACATCGTCCTCTGGTCCCTGGTCAAGGGGAAGACGATACAGCAGCTTCTGTGGTCGCGGGGCGGCTTCGAGAGCTGGCTGATCCAGCCCGAATCATTTGGCGTCTACAATGAGAACGTCTCCAGCCTGGCCCGCCAGGAAGCGTTCATTCACTCGACGTTCCCGACGCGCAGCCGGTTTCGCCAGATCATTTCCGGACTGCCGCCGGCCAAGCAGGCGGCGCTGATGAAGGCAGCCGACAACCTCCAGACGAAAAACCGCGGCGGGGAGGACAACAACGGCACGCTCAAACAGATTATCGTTGGCGGCCTTTACCCGTTCCAGGCGGGCGGCAGCTCGCCGGCCACCGGCGGCGGCACCGTAACCCACCTGTTCGCCCCCCAGCCGGCGATGCAGTCCGCCGTTGTCGACCAGCTCGTGCCGCTGGAGGAAGTCTGGATGTGGAACAACGCCCAGGATGACTGGGCAACGGTCACCATGCTCGGCGAGCAGATCGTGTTTGGCGAAGATGTCCTGTTCAACGCCTTCGCCCAGGGGTCTGACACCCAGCGGGGGGTTTACAACGAGGACAACCCGCTGAGGGGCCAGCACGGCTTCGTTGAATACTGCGCCCTGCCGCTGGACGGCTATTTCTGGGGGGTGAGCTTCGTTAGCCTCGTGGCCCTGCTCCAGCGATCCCTGAACAACCGCATTGACGGCATCAACCGGATGCTGCGGATGCAGGAAGACCCGGCCCGGTTCTTCACCGGCAGCACGTCGATCAACCAGAACGCCTATGCCAAGCTGAACAAGCCGGGCGGATATTTCACAGACGGCAACCCCAGCGCGAAAGTCGAGAAGCTTGCCGATCAGGTGCCGCCCGACATCTGGAAATCGTTCGCCGAGATCAATGGAATGTTCGACACCATCGGTGGGTTCCCCCCGATCATGCGGGGAGAAGGCGAGGGGTCGGTACGCAGCCAGGGGCAGTCAGACACCTTGGTGCGGCAGGGTGCGGCACGGCACTTAGATGCGGCCCTTAAAATAGAGCGTTCTGTTGAGTGCGCGGGCGGGGTGATTTTCGACCTCTTGCGCGCCAAGAGCAGTCAGCGGCTGACGGCATGGGTGATGCCGAACGAGCAGTCCATTCAAACGGACATCGAGCCGGACCCGTCCCTTGAGCCGCCGGTCAAGGGCATGCAGCCGATAACGTTCACTTACTCAAACATGTTGGACAACACGAAAGTCAGCGTGGACAGCCATTCGTCCAGCCCGGCGTTCTCGCACGACATCAGGGAGCTGGCGTTCGCCTTGGCTAAAATCGGCGCCGCTTCACCGAAGCGGGTTGCTCAGATCATCGGCGCACCGATGCAGGATGAGCTGGTCGAGGATGCTGAGCGGAAGGAAATCGAGACCGCTGCGTTGTTGCAGGCGCACCCGGAGCTGCTTGAAAAGCATCATAAGAAGTAACGGGCATGGCCGGGCCGCCGGGCTGGTGTGGGACTCGAACCCACACGCACGGCGCTTCCGCCGCTCTCTGAACCACTTGAGAATAACCAGCCCAGCGGGGGCGCCTATATCACGCGACGACGCTAACGTGGAAGTAATCTGCCCCCGCAATCCCGTTCGTGGTCGGCGTGCTTCCGTATGACACAGACAGCCGGCCATTCGACAGGTCGGCGGTGGTGTATCCGGACAGCGTCACCCCGACTTCTGGCTTCCCGAAGGCGGTGAAAACCCCGGTCAGGCCCGTATAGCCGGACGCGCCCTGGCCATTGAGCCATGTCAGGGCGAAATCCTGCGGTGTGACGCCCCAGCAGGTGATGCCGTCGCCGGCGTGCCCGTCCGAAATGGTGTCCCACTGGTTCAGAACCAGCGAGCGGGCGTCGAGGTAAAACTGGTTGTCGCCCGAGCCGCCGGTGAGGAAGTCGGACCCCGCCCCAGCGTCCAGGATGTTGTTGCCGCCGCCCGCTGAGGTGTTGATCGAGCACAAATCGAAGCCGCCGCCCGCCAGAATGAACACATCCGGCGTTGTCGCCGCTGACGACACATCCAGCGTGCTTTGTCCGGCGGCAAAGCCAGGCCCCGGTCCGGATGCCAGCTCGGCTGCCGCCCCGGCCTGCGTTGTGACGGCCCCGCCCAGGTCCAGCTCGGACTGAATGCTCGCAACCGGCCCCGAGTAGGGCGTTCCAGCGTCCTCGGCCTCGCCGCCGAAGGAGTTGAAGACGTAGAACTCGCCGCTGGTGGGCGTTGGGGTCGGCACGCTCGGTTTGGCTGTCATAGAAATTGTTTCCTGTTCTGGTTCGCCGTTCTGGCAGATCAGAATTGACTTGCACAATCCCAACGTCAAGGAATTTCCAGACACAATCGAGCTCGTTCGTTGTGCGTTGTTTGTTCTTTTCCGCAAATTAGGTCAGTACTGCTGACGTTCCTTGACCTTCATCGTTTCCATAGGTTAAGAGTCGCGTGTCTCAGGCCCTGAGATCCCCCGTGGGTAGCTCTGGGGGTGCTTTGAAGGAGAAACCCTATGATTCGTTTTCGGCGCGGCCGCAAACACAAGCGGTGATCGAAGCTGGCGCCGCCAGCAGCGGCGCCACTTCTCTGGAGGTTTGAGTGGGTTTGGCACCGATGCCGATGGGCGTACCTGGCGGGGGGTTACCTCCCGGCATGCCCGCGCCCGGTGGTCAGGGTATGCCAGGCGCTCCGCCGGCCAATGTTGGCCCGCATACCATCCCGCAGAACAATCCCGGCAATTCCAAAGAGGCGCTGGTCAAGTTGACGCAGGCCGCTGATCTGATCGGCAAGGCGATCCCGTCCGTGCCGATGGGGTCTGACATGCACCAGAAGGTGCTCAAGATCGCCACCGATCTGACGAAGCTGGTCGGCGAATTCCGCGATGTCGCCTCCAAGCAGGAACAAGCCCAGATGCTTGTTCAGCACCTGATGCAGATGCGTCAGCAGGGCGGCCAGCCCGGCGGCCCAATGCCAGCTCCACCCAACGCCGGCCCCGCGATGGCGCCGCCCGGCGGCGCTCCACCACCCGGAATGTAGGAGAACACCCATGGCGAGTTCCAATACCAGCAACGCCCCAGGCGGCGGATCTAGCCCGTTCGCTCCGTACGTGACGACGATCAACATGGACGATCCGCTGATGAAGCGCGTTCCGTTCACGATGATGGACATCGGCGCTAACGCGGCGTCCATGCCCGGCTTCAAGTCTGGCGTCGGTTCGATCGAGCACACCGGCAAGTCGCCGACGAAAGCCTAATTGGTGAGTGACGCCAGAACCCCGGCACAGATCGCCCAGCAGAGCGTTCAGTTGCTCAATCAACTTCTCGGTGATCCGCGCACGGCGCCGGAAGCTGAGAAGCTGATCCAGACACTCAACCCGCAGGCTGAATTTCCCTATCGCCAGCAGCGCGAGGCCGTTCTTGGCCCGGTGATGGGTGAGCTGGAGAAAGAGCGCGCCCGCGTGGCTGCGCTGGAGGAAAAGTGGAACGCCCGTGAGGCCGCCGAGGCCAAGCGGGAGACCAAGCGGCACGAAGATGAGCTGCTGGCTCGCATGGAGGCTGTGAAATCCAAGCGCGGGCTGTCGGACGACGCGATGCAGCGCGTCATGGACCGCATGCGCGCGAACAACAATCCGGATGTCGAGGCTGCCGCCGCGTGGGTGGCCGAGAGCGTGCCCAAGCCGGCACCCGCCGCTGGATATGACTACCTGCCAAGCACGGTTGATCCGTTCGGCACCGCCTCGAAGGACGAGACGTGGGCGGCTTTGCACAAAAGCCCCGATCAGTGGCTCACCGCCGAGCTGCGCTCGATCGTCCGTGACCCAGAATTCACCCGTCTCGGTGGCGCTTAGGAGAACCCGGTAGATGTCAGGTTCAATAACCCAATTTACCGGCCCCAGCAGTGGCGGCATGGTTCCTGGCGGTCTAACCGGCCAGCAGCTTTCCTACATCACGCGCCGGGCGATCATCCCGACCGTGTTCGTGCAGGTCTACCAGGCGCATCCGCTGCTGTCGCTGCTGCTGGCGAATACCCAAGCGGCCATGGGCGGTGTCGGGCAGATCACCTTCCCGGTTCAGGGATCGAGCTTCGTGTCGTTCCAGTG